TTTGAGGGCGGTGAAATTTAGACCGGCAGCATTGCGCCATTGGTCTTTCGTCTGTCCGGCAAGCATTTCCTGTCCCATCTTGTGCCAAATATCATTGCGCGAGCCGAGGAAAGCGATGTTGGCGCGGCCGTTGGTCATATCAATGTTAGCTGACATGGTGTTTTTCCTTTGGATGATGGGTGGAGGGTTAAACGTATTGAACTTTACCGTTCTGGATTGTGCCGCATGTATCTACGATTATCGGGTTATCTATTCTGAACTTGCTGGCGAACTTCTTGAAGCCGTAAGACAGTTCGCTGATTATTTCGCCGTTGACAGTCCATATGAAGACGATGCGGCTGGCGGTCAGGCGGACAATCTCAGCGGTTTCGACAAAGGTCTCGCCGTTGACGGTCGCGGTGGAGGTGAAGATTTGGCCAACGAAGTAGGTCATGTGTTGCTTCTTTCGTTTCGTTCAGTGGCCACACTAAACCCCAATGGAGTTTGATTGTCAAACCCTTTTTGAAATTATTTTCAAATTATTTTCGCTCGCGCCGTTTTTGCTATAAGATGCAATGAGATAGGGGGAGAATAAAATTAAACCCTAGCATTTTGTGAGGTAAGAATATGTCAGGGTTAGTGCCCAAATATGCGCAACAGCAAAAACGCGAAAAAAGTATCGCGTTGCTAGGGCAAGATTTGAAAGACGTTCGCGAGGAAACGTTTTGCCGCATGGTTTGTGATGGGCTCGGCTTAGGACTGGCTTTCAAGAATGCTGGTTTCACATCTTGCGATAATAACGCGCCAACGAACCTTTGGAATTTAGACCGCGTTCAGCAACGGGCTAACGCCATTCTTGAAGCGAGGGCTACGCAAGGGGCTGTTACGTTGCCTGAGGTAACGGATATGCTTCACCGCGTCTTTGTTGGCGCTTGGCATAAGGAAGAGTTCTCAGCCGCGCATAATGCCGCGTTTTCGTTGGCTAGGCTGTATGGCCACGTTACGGATAAATCGACCGTGGAAGTTATCCGGCGGCCAAGTCGCGACCCTGACGCGCCGTCCGAGCAGGCTCTGAGCTCTTGGGTCAATTCCCTACCGATCATAGAGCATGAGCCGGTCGAGGCTGTTGCTGATCGCGATGGACAGAATGCCGGATTAGCAGCGCTCCCCGGCGCGCCCGCTGATCTATTAGGGACGCCCGCTGATAATCTAGCGCCCGTTGCTGTTAGTTCGCCGCCCGCTGCTTCCCTATTGCTTCCCACGGCTGGCGCAATCGCTGATAAACCTAATGATATCAAGGGCTTAGAGGCTGAGGCGCGTTATTTGCGTGTTAACGATGCTATGGACATATCTGCTAATGCTTCTCATTCGCATCTGGATTGGTGTGGAAAGTCTAATGATTTCAATGAGTTAGATGATTGTTCACGGTCTGTTCAGGCCGGGGGCCGACCCGAAAACGGGGCCCCAACGGCGGCAGTAACTGGGACCCCCAGCAACGGCGCACGCGCTCCGCTATTAGCCGAGAGTACCCCCGCCACCGGGGGGAGTGGAAAAGGGGCCCCCCGCCAGAACAGACAGGTACCGGTACCTGAAAATGGGGAATATCCTCCTATCGAGGACCTGTTCTAGGGGGGCGGAGCCCCCCTAGAACATGTCAACCACGTAGTGGAGGACCTGTTTTGAAGATCATCACCGGCTTCAAGCCGCAGCCCGGCCCCCAGCACCACTTCCTGACCTGCCCGGCGGATATCGTCGTCTATGGCGGCGCGCGGGGCGGCGGCAAGTCCTTCGCCTCCTTGGGCGAGTTCTGGTGCCATGCCGAGGATTGGGGACCGCACGCCAAGGGGCTTATGCTTCGCCGTTCCCGCGAGGACCTCAAAGACACCATCGACGTGGCCCGGCAGATGTACGGCTCGGCTGCCGAGTGGAAGGACAAGGAGAAGCAGTTCCGTTTCAGGAACGGTGCCGTGTTTCATATGGCGTATCTGGAGAGCGATGCCGACGCCATGAACTATCAGGGCTGGTCCCTCACCAGAGTTTATGTCGAAGAGCTCACGCAATACGCCAGCAGTGCCGGGATTTTCCGCCTGTTCGCGACGCTGCGCACCACGTCCGGCGCGCGCTGCCAGTTTCGCGCCACCTGCAATCCGGGCGGGCCGGGCCACCACTGGGTCAAGAACTGGGTGATCGACAACGGCGCGTACCGTCCGGTGAAGGACCCCGACACCGGGCTGATCCGCATCTTCATCCCGGCAAAGATCAGCGACAACCCCAGCCTGCTGAACTCAGACCCCAACTACATCAACCGTCTCAGGGCCTCGGGCTCCCCCGCGCTGGTAAGAGCGTGGCTGGAAGGCGACTGGAACATTATCGAGGGCGCGTTCTTTCCAGAGTTCGATCCGTCGCGGCATATCATTCCCCCTTTGCGTATGCCGCTGCACTGGACGCGCTTCCGCAGCATGGACTGGGGCAGCGCGTCCCCGTTCTCCATCGGCTGGTGGGTGGTGGTGCAGGAGGATCTCATCCACGACAAAAAGCTGCTGCCGAAGAATTCCATCGTGCGCTATCGAGAGTGGTACGGCGCATCCGCCCCCAACAGGGGCCTGCATCTCCCTGCCGAGAACGTCGCCAAAGAGGTCGTCCGCCGCGAGACGGATGGCAAAGGCTTCAGGGAACCCATCGCCTACGGCATCATGGACCCGGCGGCGTTCGCAGTGGTCAGCGGCCCCAGCATCGGAGAAACATTCGCGCGACAGGGCGTGTACTTCAGGCGTGCCGACAACTCGCGCGTCTCCACCCCGAAGCGCATGGGCGGCTGGGATCAGGTCAGGTGGCGGCTCCGGGGCAACGACGACGGCGAACCGATGATGTTCTTCGTCGATCACTGCCGCGACGCAATAAGAACTCTCCCCATGCAGCAACACGACGAGAACCGGCCAGAGGATCTGGACACCGAAGGCGAGGACCATGCCGTGGACGAGATCAGGTACGCCTGCATGAGCCGCCCGTTCGGCACTCGCGCGGAAAGCGAGGAAGACCTCAATCCGCTACTTGTGCGGAACGCATTCAAGCTCGACGCACTTCAATAAGGGGTATATGTAGAACAAAGCAGGGGTGCGGGGGTACCAGATATGGCGGGACAATTTCTCGAAGGACCGGAGATCCTCCCGCAGGCCGACCCCGGCGCTGCCGACAACAGCGGCATGTTCTGGCAAGACCCGCAACTGCGGGACGCGCTCGCGCAGATCATGCAGACCAAGCAAGGTGCGCTGCCGCAGACGCCGGGAATGAACCTCGACCAGTCTCCGGGAAGCGGCCACAGGCCCTACCCCGACATGAGCCCGGCGTCCGACCCCGCGATGCAACAGCCGCAACTGCCACCGCAGGTGCCCGCTGCCCCGCTTCCCAACAACCCCGACGGCCTTCCGGGGATGGGCCCGTCCAACCTCGCGCCCGGTGCCCCGCTCCCCAACAACCCTTACGGCCTGCCGGGAATGGGCCCGCAATCCAATAGCGCCTTCAAATTGCCGGGGAAGATGGCCCGGCTGAACCCGCTCGACGAGGAGACTGATCCCCGCGACATCGTCGGTCGCGGTCACGCGGGCTGGGCCTGATGGCCGAGACCTCCTACAGCAGAGGCGAAGAACGTCCGCCGGGCGTCAACCCGCGCTCGCCCGAGGCCGACAGCCCCGACAAGCCCGAAGTCGCGCAAGGCGATCCCGCCGATGTCGATATCTCGTTCTGGGAGAAAGCCTTAGCGGATGCCGAGCGTGCCGAAAAAGACTGGCGTGCCCGAGGCCGCGAGATCGTGCAAATCTACAAGGGCGACATCCCGATCACCCGCCCGCGCCCCGGCAGGCTGACCAACCGGGGCAACACCGCGAGCGGCTCGTCCGCCTTCAACATCCTCTACGCCAACACCGAAGTCATGCTGCCTGCGGCCTACGCCAAGCCGCCCGATCCCGTCGTCCGCAGCCGTTTCGTCAAGAAATCCGCCGTTCCCGCGCCACCGCCGCCGCCGCCGATCATTCCGGGGGGTTTTGGCCTACCCCCTCCGGGGATGGGCCCGCCGGGTGCAGGTGGTCTGCCGTTGGGCCCCGAAGGCCCTCCCGCAGGCCCGGCACCCGGCGGCCCAGTCCCCCCGGTACCTCCCCCGTTACCTCCCGGCGCGGCCATGGGTCCGCCAGTCTCACCCCCTGACGCTGGCGGATTGCCGCCGGGAGCAGGGGCTCCACCATTGCCTGCACCGGCCGGTGGAGCCCCGCCCCCTCCCCCTCCCCCTCCGCCGGGGATGCTACCTGACTCTCCCACCATCAGCCCGCCGCAGCAGCCGATGGGTCCCGGCACCGTGCCGCAGCCCGCGCCGATGCCGCCGGGAATGCCCGCGCAGCAGGACATCGAGACGGCGGCTGCGGTGATGGAGAAGGCGCTGGAGATCGTCGTTGACGATGAAGCCTCCCATGAAGCTGTGAAAGCGGCTGTCCGCGACATGCTGCTGCCGGGCCGGGGCATCTGCCGTGTCAGGTGGAAGCCGGTGCTGAAGCAGATCCCGGTCGAGGACCCGGTGATGGGCGGGCCCCTCACCAACCCGCTGACCGGCGAACCCCAGATGAAGGACGCCAAAATCTGGGAGACGGTGGACGACGAGTACGTGTTCTGGGAAGACATCCTCTTGGACCCGGTGCGCCAGCACGGCGACGTCGAGTGGATCGCGTTCCGGCATCTTTTTGCTGAGAAAGCACTTCTCAGCGAGTTCGGCGAGAGCGAGAAACTGCAAGAGTACCAGAAGGCTAATAAGCTCCACGAACTGCTGAAATGGACCGAAGAGAGCGCGGCGAAATCTCCCGTAGGGGGTGGCCCTGCCCCAAGAGCTGCCGGAAAACTCGACAGCGTCGTCCGCAAGGCGATGGTCTGGGAAGTCTGGAACCGCTCCACCCGCGAAATTCTCTGGATCATCCGCGAGGGCGGCGGGTGCGCGCTACGTGTTGACCCCGACGTGCTGGGCTTGCAGGGCTTCTACCCGATCCCGAAACCGATCTGCGCCGTCATCACCACCGACAGCATGATCCCGAAGGCATTCTATGACCTCTACGCCCATCTCGCCGCCGATCTGGATGACACTTCACGACGCATCAGTGATCTTACGGCAAAGATCAAGGTTCGTGGCGGCTACAACGCTGCGAACAAGGATATCGCGAACCTTCTTACTGCGGATGACGGCAAGCTGCTCCCTGTGGACGGCGTCGATCTTATGTCTGGGGGCCTCCAAAATCACATATGGCTGGTGCCGATACTTGAGTGGGTGAACGCGCTCAAGGAACTTTACCAAAGCCGCGACCAGCAAAAGAATGCAATTTATGAAATAATTGGCATCGCCGACATCATTCGCGGGGCCACCAACCCCTACGAAACCGCCACCGCGCAGCGCATGAAGGGCACCGTCGGCTCTGGCCGCATGGCGGGCGTCAGGGCCGCCGTCGCTAACTTCGTCCGCGACCTGATGCGGTTGAAGTCCGACCTCATCGCCTCAGGGGCTTCTCCAGACCGGTATTCTGCCGCCGCCGATGATTATCAACCTCTCGCTTGAGATGATTAAGATGCTGCTGCACCCGGTGCGGCACTCACGGGGCGTGATCGACCTCATCAACGGCTACCAAGAGATGCTGGGCGCGTACATGCAGATGGACCCCACCGGGGCCCTCATGAGACCGCCGCCGCCGCCTCCCGGAGCGCCACCGCCCGGCAAGGGCCCTCCCGGCGGGCCTCCTCCGGGTCCCTCGCGGGGCCAGAACGGCAAGGGCCCGCCCCAACCGGCTCCCGGCCAAGCACCACCCCCTCCCGGCATGGGCGGCCCTCCGCCCGGCATAATGTGACAGGAGCTACCCGATGCCGAACCGCTACGACGACGACAAGCGCCGCGACGACCGCCGCGACAACCGTATCGACAACCGGGATCAGGACCCCAATCACCCGGCCAACAAAACGCTGTCACCGGAGCGGGAAGCCATTCCGCGCCCTGCTGCTGAAGGCGTCACCGTGCCGCCCGAGGAGATGCTGACCGAGCAGGAGAAAGCCGCTCAGGCTGGCGGAGCCGCGACCGGCGGCAACGTTCCCGGCGTCGGCCCGGTACCTGCATCCGAGACCACCTCGGGCCCGGTCGAGACCATCGAGGATCAGGGCATCGGCCCGCGCACGCCGTATCCGACCGGCAGCCCGCCGCCGGATAGTGAAACCGTTACCCGCTCGCAGGGCATCAACAAGCCGGGCGAGCCGCGCGCCAAGGCCGAGCCCGGCAAGGAAACGCGGAGGGTGCCATGACCCAGAAACTGCCACTGCCGCTGACGGCGGCGATGCTGGCTCCCGCCAACGTCAACTTCGACCGCCCGCGCTACACGGGTGCTGGCGTGGCCGGTGACTGGTATGCCGGGGCCAGCGGCAACGACATCAATGCCGCCAGCGCCTCCGTCGCCCTGAAGAGCGCGGCGGCGACCTCAGCTGCCGATGCCGCGTCCTACACCCCCAAAACCCAAGTCGGCAAAGGTCAGGCGATGGTGCCGTCACTGGTCATCGCCTACGACATCGGCCTCGACTACGGGGACTATACCGGCATGGAGGGCCGCACCGGCACCATCGCGCCCCGCGCGCCCTACCCGGCGGTGAAGCCGTGAGTTCGATGCGGCCCAACGATCAGATGAGCCTGCCGGGGATCGGCGTGCCGGTGGACCCGCAGACCGGCTTCCCGATCAAGGCCGTCATCATCGACCGGCTGCGCCAGCTCAAGGACGCCGAGAAGACCTTGCTGGCCACGCTGCACGCGCTCGACGGCACCACCCCAGGATCGCGTCCTGGGGATCGCCGCATGCTGATGGCGTTCACCAAGCTGGAAGAAGCCGTGATGTGGGCGGAAGCCGCCATCCTCGACCGGGGAGACGGCTGATGCCGACTTACGTGCTGCACAAGGGCCGGATAATCGACAAGCGCCTCCGTCCATCCGACGCATTGGCGAAGTCCACTTATCCGGCCCCGACTGTGCAGTGCTTCGACGCCTACCCATCCCCCGCGACTGGCGAGATTGTCTCCTCGCACCGCCAGCGTGAGCGCGACCTTCACGCCTCCGGCAGTTACGACCCGAGAGATACTCCCCCCGCCTTTAGGAAAGCCCAACATGCCCGGCGACAATCAAAACGCAGCCCCGGAGAGCCTTCGCGACATAGCTGAAGCCGCGTATGACGACCTCGAAAACGGCCTCGATAGCGGGGCTGAAGCGCCGCTGCCGGAAGGCGGTGAGCAAGAACCGCTTGCGGAGGCGGGACAACCGCGCGATAAAAGCGGACGTTGGGTTCCTAAGGGGGAGCGCCAGCCGGGTGAAGCAATCGAGCCTCTCGATCCAGCCCCGAAGCGACCACCGGATTTAGACGACCAGCGACCACCGCCGACTGATCCAGCCGCCGCAACTCAGGCGCGAAGCAATCAGGCCCCGGAACACTGGAGCGCAGACGACAAGGCGACCTTCGCCAAACTGCCGCAAGAGGGACAAGCGTTTCTCCTCAAGCGTCACGGCGACATGGAAGCCGAGTTCACGCGCAAATCGCAGGCGAGTGCGGGAGCAGTCCAGTTTGCCCAAGCGCTTGCGCCGGTTTTCAACGACCCGCAAATCTCGCGGTCGTTGCAGGCGGCGG